CTGCCATTACGGTCCAATCTCCATCAAAAGAATCGCAGCATCAGTGCTGCTACTAGTAATTGTCGTGCTGCCGCCTGAAATAGCCTGCCACCCACCATCATAGTAGATGTACGTCTTTCCTGTAGTGGTCTCATACCACAGATCTGAGACGTTGGGGCTAGAGGGGGCGGTAGACGAGGGAGTGATAGTCACTCCAGCAGAAGCCGCCCCAATCTCTACCCACTGACCACTGCTTCCATCATTGTAATAGACGTACGTCTTACCAGTGTCAGTCTCAAACCACAGGTCACCGTTGGTAGGTGATGAAGGGGCCGCGTCCGACGTGGACATGGCGATGACGGCGTCACCGATGACTTCGATCCATTGGGACGAGTTTCCGTCGTTGTAGTAAACGAGAAGTGCGCTGGTAGCGGAGTCATACCATAACGTACCGTTATCAGGAGCCGAGGGGGCGGTATCGGAAACGGTAATGATCGAGGCGCTGCTCGACGCCGCTCCAACCTCAACCCACTGGCTGGATGTGCCGTCCGTGTAATAGACGTAGGTCTTACCGGTATCGGACTCAAACCACATATCGCCATTACTAGGCGTGGACGGGGGCGTATCGGCCACCGTCATGGCAACTACGCTGGAACCGCCAACCTCAACCCACTGTGTGGTATTGCCATCGTCGTAGTAAACGAACATGGAGCCGGTGTCCGACTCGTACCAAAGATCGCCCGACGTGGGGCTACTGGGGGCGGTATCGGAAACGGTAACAGTCGCCCCACCGCCGCCACCAGTAACCTGCTGCCACGTTGAGTTAGATCTGAAGTAAAAGGCATCGTTAGACGTATCGATGGCTAACGCGCCATCGGCAAGGCTAGTAGTGGGTGCGCCCGCCGTAGTCAGCGTGATAACGCCAGATGCGGCCTCAAAGACAGCGTCGGTCTTGAGAAGGTCAGCGGCGTGACGGTACAGGTTGACATCGCCAGCAGAAGCCCCGCCACCCCAGACGACTCGGCCACCCGCCTCAAACTTGATGCGGTCATTAGTGTCTCCAGCAACAGATACGGCTACGGCATCAGATGCTGCTGATGCCAGATCGCGTACGGTAATGCCTGTAGTGAACTTCTGAGCCACAACTCAGCCTTTCTAAGGGGCCGCAACCCCTTGATATCAACCTGTAATGACGACTTTGTATGCGTTAGCGCTTGGTGCCGTTGCAAACTCCACAGTAACAGTATTCGTGGTGGCGCGGGCGACATCAGCGTGAACCGTTTCCTTGGAGGTCGTGTCGAACACCTGTACGATCACGTCCTCGGTACCCAAGTTGTGAGTCAAGGTATACGAGGTAGCGCTGGTGGTCAGCGTCTGCGATGAGATACGAGCCAGCGTCGGGGTGCTGGTCGTGAGTCCGGTAGCGGAAGTCTCAGCGAGGTTGTCACGGGCGTCGGCAGCGGTGCTAGCACCAGTACCGCCGTGAGCGACAGCCACATCGGTGGCTTCCCACGTACCGGTTGTGATCGTGCCGAGGGTGTCAATGCTGGCCTGACCGGCGTACGTAGCAGAAATCTGAACATCGTCGGCGTTGACCGTGATGCCGGTACCTGCTCCAACAGCGAGGGCCGCGCCCCCACCGCCAGTAAGACCTCCACCGGCAACTGAGGTATTGAGTTGAGACTCAGTAACACCAGCGGCCTTGATGATGACGTTGTCGCCATTGATCTCAAGAGTGCTGTCATCGACATTGACATCGATCTGGTTCGACTGAGTGCCGCTCTTCGACAGACCTTCACCAGCAATAATCTGGCCAGCGCCGGAGAACTTAGCGAAAGTAAGATCGGTCGTGTCTACAGTAACAGTGCCATCGTTGGTCAGCACCCACCCACTGTCGGCGTTAGCATCACCTTCTTCAACGAATGTGAACAAACCGGGGGTGACTTCAGCATTGCTATCAGCGTCTGCTGCTCGTGACCACGATCCGCTAGTACTGACAACGTAGATACCGTTCTCAGATGAGGTGCTCTGGTCCTTGACGAGGATACGGTCACCATCAGCGAGCGTAATGTTGTCGACAGTAGTAGTCGTGTTGGTCAGCGAGATGTCGGCAGTGGTAGCGACACGCACCGAAGCCTTAACGTCCAAACCTGAACGAGCAGCGTCAACGTATGCTTTGTTGGCTGCGTCAGTCGCATTGGTGGGGGCCGAAAGGTTGGTGACAGTGTTTGCCGTAATGACGTTTGCGGCGAAGTCACCGCTCGCATCACGGATGACCAACTTGCTTGCAGTAGCAGCGTCGGTGGCGTCGTCCAACTTAGTCTTGTCGACAGCCGACATGAGACCGGAGTTCGACGTAGTTGCGTCGGCAATGGTGAAGGACACTGCGCCGTTAGTAGCGGTGCTGACACTGACGGCAGCGGTGCTAGACGAAACTCCCGTGATAAGAATCTGCCACGTGGAGCCGTCGTAGTACTTCAGCGCATCTTCGGCACTGTTGTAAAAGAGGCGACCCTCAAAGTTACCCGTTGAAGGGTCCGAAGTGTCGGTGTGAAACTTGGCATTGACCAGTTCGTTTTGTTTTAGGTCAATGTTGGTTAGAAATTGCTGTGCCACTTACCGACCTCCTAAGTCAGATACGCAGTGCCAGAAAAGGGTGCTGTAAATTCGATCTGGATCTCGCTTGTACTAATGTATGTTACCGTACCGACGACTACCGTGCCGGTGGAATTGACCACGGTAACGGATGGGTAGCCACCTAAGTTGTGTGTGATGTTCCACAAAGCAGAAGCGGAACCCTGTGTGTAAGTATGACGTAGAGTGAATTGAGAGAAGCGGCCTGTCGGGTCTGTCGGCCATTCTCCATCGACTTTGGGGCCGTATACGGCACTGTTATCGCTCAGGTCGATATAGAAGTCTCCGTCTACACCAGTGTCTGACGTAGGCAATCCGTTACCGGACAAGAATAGAGTACCACGAGCACCTTGGACACCGCTACTAACTAGTTCTACAGTGTTGGTGGTAGCGTCAAAACCTACCTCTATGGTGTTAGAGGTGGTGAAAGTCTCTACATAACTTGTCATCCTAAGAACTCCGGTCTGACAATAAATGTACCCATAAGAAGACGGGTAACTTCACTATCACTAGAGGTGACTTCTAAAGTGTAAGTGTAAGGACCAGCAGAGATACCGTCCGTTTGGTCGGCGGAGATGTCAATACGAATAGTCCCCTCGACACCGCCTAGAGTAATTCCACCGTTTTCAGTTGTGAGAGTAAGTACAACTGTCGGGTTGGTCGTCTTTTGACGGATAACCATTACAGCGGTATACCCAATCAGGTTAATCGGGGTGCGAGTAGCATCCTTCCACTTGATCTGCTGGGAGAACGTCGCTCCCTTATCCGCTGTAAACCCGTACGTTGCCGCGAGTGAAGTCATTCTAATCTCCTCTACATACTGGAAAGGGACGGGAGCGCTTGGCCCCCGCCCCTTATTCCAGACCTCTGTCGGCGGGTTTATCAGGCGATAGCGCCACCGAGGGTGTTGAGGATGACACGGGACTCGTGGGTGATCATACCGAAGCCCCAGATGGCGTACCAAGCCAAGCCGTGCTCACGACCGAAGTCGATCACACCGCCGTCACGCAACTCAACCGGGAGGCTGATGGCGTGACCGAAGGCATTGTCACCAATCATAATGGCAGCGTATGAGTCGCTGTTCACGTCACCGCCGACGCCGGAGTCGGGGAGGCCAGCGGCGATAGCGCTGGTGTCCAGACCCTTAGCGACCTGCGTGGTCTCGATGAACACCACGTCGTAGATACGACCGATCTCACCGAGCATGAAGTTACCGGGGGCGGCGTACTTCGTGACCTCGATGAACTCAGGCCAGTCACGGAGCGCACGGCTCTGCGACGGGTGGACGAAACACACGTAGGTGTCGCCCAGACGCGGGATGTTCTGACCGGCGAGGACTTCGACAGCGTCCTTGACGGTAGCGGGCGACATGTAACCCGGCGATGCGGCGTCACCAACAGTGCCCGGATCGTACGGCGAAATAGCGCCGCGAGCCGAAGCGGTGGTGCGACCGAACACGACGTTGGGAGCCACAGCATTGCCACCACCGAACGGCACAGCGTTCTGGTAGAGGGTGTTGCGGGCCTGCGTGTCCATCGACTGGGCCATGTGACGACCGAGGAGACGGGAGGCCGAGGCCATCACGTCGTCGAACGATGCGTTCAGGAGAAGTTCGGTGACTGCAACAGCCTTACCGTGCTCCTTAACGGTGATCTGAATCTGCGAAGCGCTCAGAGCGACCGGCTCCATACGAACACCCTCAGTAAGTTCCGACCCAGTCTGGTCGACATCGAGGTTGTTGTAACGCATGAAGTTGATGGTCAGACCGGGCTGAACACCGAGTTCCGTCTTCTTAACAGCGAACTGCTCAAAGCGGAGAACCGGCATTGCTTGGAAAAGAATTTCCTTGCTCCAGATCTGCTGGATTGCGGGGGAAAGAGTCTGATCAGCGTTGTATCCGGTCGTTGAAATCGAACCAAGATCGGCTCCGGTGATCGCTCCACCCTGTGGTGATGGAAGGGCCATATTACTTATCCTCCGTGGGATAGGGGTTGATGTTTACTTGTTAGCGACCTCGCATGGAGGCTGATGCCAAGAGCCGATCCCTGACTTGTGCGTACTGTTCCATCGTCATATTGGCAATATCTGCCGATGTCAACGTCTGCTGCTCCGTCATGTTCTCCAATGGCCCAGATGGGGTTGATCCCGTTGCCGGAACTCCCCGCAGAGGCTGCTGCTGTTGCGGCAACGCCTGCTGGATGTTGTCCATAATAGCAGAAGTTCTTGCCTTGACAGCCGAAATAGTCGTTTCAATCTCTTCTTCGGTATTTCCCGAAATAAAGTCGATCAATTCCGGCATAAGTCCGTCTTGCTCTTCTGCGATACGGCGTGACTTGTACGACTCAAGTTCCTGAAAGCGACGCTCCTGCTCCAGCAGAGCCTTTTGGGCTTCCGCCTCACTCTGGAGAGCAGTAAACTTCTCTTCCCACTCCTGCTGAACGGTGTTGATCTGCTGCTGGAATTCGTCTTCCTTTTTCATCAGCAAATCTTTAGCCGACATTTCGGCTTCTTCACGCTGGCGACGTTCTTCTGCTTCTTTGGCAGCGAGTTCGTCTGCGAGGCGCTTTTGCTCCTCACGCTCAGTGTTGAAGATTTCCACCTGCTCCTGCAACTTGGAGATGCGGTCGTACAACTTGTCCTTCTCCTGACGACGGATTGCCTCGACCTCATCCTCAGAAAACATGCGTGCGTTCTGTGCACGCTGATCCTGTGCGGGGGCAGGGGCCACTTCCTCGACGGGAGCGGATTGGGTGGGTACGTTGATGGCGATCTCGTCGCCCTGTGTGTCTGTCATTGCTTCTACCTCAATGGTCGTGCTTATATGGCTTGAATAGAGTACGAATAGTTAGTCGGAATCAGGCACACG